CAGCACCGGCTGCTAATCCATTAGCAGGAACATACTGGTTTGATACACAAGATTCATTATTTGGTATCCAACAATGGAATGCTAACGCAGTAAATACTACAGGCGGACAAACTTTTACAAATAAAGTTCCTACAGTTATTTCAAAACCAGCTGACGTTGTAGACTACGACGGTGCAGATTATACTCCAAAAGCATCAATTGGTGCAATTGGCGATTATGCAGTTGTAGCAGTTACTACACTTAATAAAATTTGGTATAAAAATGCAAGCGGTACTTGGCATGAGTTAGGTAGTGATAATTGGACTAAGAGCTGGCCAACAGTAAAAGGTACAGTTGCTAATCCTACATTAGGTTCACCGCCAGCAAATATTGAAATTAATGGCACTGCAATTAGTGTTGGAGCAAACACAATTGCTGATGTTGCAAGTAATATTACTGGTGCAATAATCCCAGGTGTTTTAGCAAAAGTTGTAGATGGATTTTTAGAAATTTATAGTGACGGAACTAGTTCAGGAGCAGATGATAGTTCATTAGGCGGACCAGTTGTTATCGGAGGTGATGCTGATAAACTGACTGCACTAGGACTTACAGCAGGAACATATAACCCACCAGCATTACAAATTTCAGCACATACTAGTGTGCCAGAATTTAAATCAGGTGACACAACACCAAGACCTACAGGTAGTGTATGGTTAAAAACTACAACTCCAAATGCAGGTGCAAAAATTGTATCTAAACTTTGGAATACAGAAACACTACTATGGGATACAAAAACAACTCCAATGTACGACAATAATGCATCAGCATTATATGGTTTAGATAGTACAGGCGGCGGAGCTAATTTAGCAATTGGTGATCTTTTTGCAAAAACAAATGTTGCAAATGACGCACAACCATTAGGTACATTTACAATTTATCGTAGACAGTCAACTGGCGCAACTCAAGTTAAGAGTGCAGCAATTACTGGAACTTCTCCAGGAGCAGGCGGACCATTTACGTTTACTATGTCATCTAGTAACAAAGGTAGTGCAGCAATGAGTACACCAGTTACAGTTACAGTAACTACTACTGCTGGATCAACAGCAGATGCAGATACTATTGCAAGTGCAATTACAGCAGCAGGTGTTGCAAACGTAAGTGCAAGTGTTGATGCAGCAAACAAAGTTGTAATTTCACACTCACAAGGCGGTGAAATTAATATGGTTGACACAAGTGGATTATTAAATACAATAGGATTTAAACCTTATGTATCAACTGATTCAAGTTCAACACCAGGATTATCTTTTGTAGACGGTACAACAAATGCTACAAGTCCAAAACAATTTGCAGCTTCAAACTGGCGTGTATTAACATATACTGCAAGTGACGATGCACCAACATCATTAGCACAAGATGGGCAACGTTGGTATAATTCAATTGTAGACGAAGTAGACATGATGTATCACAATGGTACAACATGGGTAGGATACAATGATGCAACAGCATATCCAAATGCAGATGATCAAGGACCTATTGTTTCAGCTAGTATGCCAACTGTACAATCAGATGGTAGCGCACTAGTAACAGGTGATTTATGGATTTCTACAGCAGACTTAGAAAACTATCCAACTGTATACAAATACAATAACGCATTAAGCGGAACAACTGCTCAGAAATGGGGAACACCAGTTGATACTGCTGATCAAACTACTGAAGACGGTATACTATTTGATGATGCACGTTACGGAACATCAGGCGGTACAACAACAGTTGCACCAAGTGGAACAATTGCAGAACTAGTAGCAAGTAACTACTTAGATCCAGATGCTCCAGATCCAGCATTATATCCAAAAGGTATGTTGCTATGGAACCTACGTAGAAGCGGATTTAACGTTAAGCGTTTTGAGCGTAACTACATTGATACAAGTGCAGACAATGCACGTAACAGTGACGAAGCAATGAGCGGATACTATCCACACAGATGGGTAACTGACTCAGCTAACCAAAACGATGGTTCAGGTAGCTTTGGACGTAAAGCACAACGTAAAGTAGTTGTACAAGCTATCCAAGCAGTAGTTAACAACAATGATGAAATTAGAGATGATGAATCAAGATTGTTTAACTTAATGGCAACACCAGGTTATCCAGAACTAATTGGAGAAATGATTTCACTTAACAATGATAGAGGTTTAACAGCATTTATCTTAGGTGATAGTCCAATGAGACTAAAACCAGATGCAACTTCATTAAATGAGTGGGGAACAAATGTTAACACAGCAGTAGAAGATAATGATAACGGACTTGTAAGTAGAGATGAATACTTAGGTGTATTTTATCCTGCAGGATTTGCAAGTGACAACTTTGGTAACAATGTTGTAGTTCCAGCTTCACACATGATGCTAAGAACTATTGCACTAAGTGACCAAGTAAGTTATCCATGGTTTGCACCAGCAGGTACAAGACGTGGCGGAATTACAAATGCAAGTTCAACAGGTTATATTAATAACGAAGGCGAATTTGTAAGTGTAGCACTTAATGAAGGACAAAGAGATACTTTGTACTCAAACAGTGTGAACCCAATTACGTTTATTACAGGTGCAGGTCTTGTTAACTTTGGACAGAAAACTCGTGCAAGAGGCGCAAGTGCATTAGATAGAATTAATGTAGCACGTTTGGTTATCTACTTACGTAGTCAGCTAAACACACTTGCTAAACCATATATCTTTGAACCAAATGATAAGATTACACGTGATGAAATTAAACAAGCAGCAGAAAGTTTGCTACTTGAATTAGTTGGACAGCGTGGCTTGTATGATTACCTAGTAGTTTGTGATGAGTCAAACAATACGCCAAGCAGAATTGATAGAAATGAACTATACTTAGACATTGCTATTGAACCTGTAAAAGCAGTAGAATTTATCTACATACCACTAAGACTTAAAAATACTGGAGAAATATCAGGACTTTAAACTGATAAATATATATAACAGGAGCAGACTAAATGGCAATTTCAACACTATCAAAAATTACAGTTCCACTGGCTAGCGGAGATTCCGCTAGTAACCAGGGACTTTTAATGCCGAAGTTACAGTATCGCTTTAGAGTGACACTAGAAAACTTTGGTATTAGTACACCAACAACAGAACTTACAAAACAAGTTATTGACGTAACTAGACCAAATGTAAGTTTCGAACAAATGACATTAGATGTTTACAACTCAAGAGTATACCTAGCAGGTAAACATACTTGGGAACCAATCACACTTAACTTACGTGAAGATGTAAACAACAATGTACAAAAACTAGTTGGCGAACAACTTCAAAAACAATTTGACTTCTATGAGCAGTCAAGTGCAGCATCAGGACAAGATTATAAATTCGTTACACGTATTGAAATCTTAGATGGTGGTAATGGTGCTAACACACCAGCAGTACTTGAAACATTTGAACTATACGGTTGTTACTGTGAAAGTGCAAACTACAACAGTTTAGCATATTCAAACTCAACTGATCCAGTAAGTGTTACACTAAACATTCGTTACGATAACGCAATACAATCACCACAAGGTACAGGTATTGGCACAGCTATCGGACGTACAACTAACACTCTAGTAACTGGCGGCGGCGCATAATAAAAATAAAATTCATTTAGTCTTTTTTAAGGGAGCCATTGCGCTCCCTTTTTTCTTTATATACGTACTTTAATAAGTTGGATAAATATTAGTATGGCAAATAAATTCAATGCATTGCTCGATTCAATTGCTAACGGAGCACTTAATCCAAAAGGAAATTTAGCAGATTTCCAACACGCATCAAGATTATATGTTGATGACGGACTACGTCTTGCACCTAAAGCAAAATTTACTTATCATGTAAACTTTGAAGTAGCACTAGAAGCAAAAGGTATTCTTCCTGCATTATTTGAAGGCCCAGGATTAAATGAAATTGGTATGTTAGTTAAACGTGCTGACTTGCCTAAATTTACTGCAAATGTAGAAACTAGAAAAAAATATAATAGACAAAAGAATTTTCAAACTAGTGTTCAGTATGATCCAGTAAACATTGAGTTTCATGACGATAATCAAGGATTAACAACAGCATTGCTACAAGCATATTATAGATACTATTTTGCTGATGGTAACCAACAAAAAGACAACGGCAGAGCATATGGTACTAATCCTCATAGTACATATGAAGGTGTTAGTAGAAACCAATATAAATTTGGTATGGATGTAAACAATCCAGGAGTACCGTTTTTTAAATCTATAAAAATTAGTGTGATGTCAAGAAAAGAACATTTGACATATACATTAGTTAATCCAATTTTAACTAATTGGGCACACGATACTGTTGATAATTCAGACGGTGCTGGCACTTTAACAAATACTATTTCAGTTGCATACGAAAGTGTGTTTTACGAGCAAGGTCCTACTACTATTGGTGGACAAGGAGATCCTACAGGATTTGGACAAGATCATTATGATACAACACCTAGTCCAATTACACTAGAAGGTGGAGGACAATTAGGTCTTGGTGGAACAATTGGTAAAGCTATGGACTTGTATTCTTTTATTGCAAGCGGTGGTGCATATAATAACCCATTACTAGTTGTACTGCAAGGTGCACAACTTATTGGTAATGTAAGAAATTTAAGCAAAGAAGGTATAAGGCAAGAAGGCTTTAACATACTAACTAGTGCAATTGGACAAGCTACAGGAACAAATGTAAGCGGAGTTGCTCAAACATTTTTTCCAAAAAACAGCGGACGCGGAGGAAGTAAAGATTTATTACTTGCGGCGGCTGTAACAGGAGTTGCGGCAGCTGTAACTAGTAGCAAAGGATTCTTAAAAAATAATCCTGCAGCATTATCAAGCGCAGTTGAAAAACAAGGTATAAAGGATATACAATCTAATTCAGGTGTATCTAGAGCTGAAGCTCAAGCAATACATAGAGCCAATTCATCTAATCCTAATTATATGAGTTCATTAGAAAACAAGGTGACCGGAACATGACAAATAGCAGTTTACCAGTACAAACACAATCTGGCGATAAAAAAGTAACAGAATTTTTTGACAAATATTTTACAAAGAAACTAGAGTTTAGTACAAATGAAGTTGATGCTGTAGTTGCATTTTTTGAAAAAAGAGGTTTTGATAGATCAGCAGCAATTAGTACTGGAACAATTTTGCTCCAACAAGCAAAATTAGATGACATAAAAGTGTTTGTATTGCTTGACACATTAAAAGACTTTGACGAAACAAAACTAAGTGCAGTAGTTGCAGAAGTATTAAATTACAACAGAATTAATACTAGCACATTAGGATTTAAAAGTAACGCTGTAGTTGACACACTTGAAAAACGCAATGTAGTAGTGTAATATGGCTAGATTTGCACAAGGTAAATTTAACTGTAAATTTCCGGAAAAATATATAGGAACTAAGACACCAACTTATAGATCAAGTTGGGAGTTTGCTTTTATGCAATTTTGTGATAATCATCCAGCAGTAGCAAAGTGGGCCAGTGAAGCTATTAAAATACCATATCGAAATCCTCTTACTGGAAAACAAACAATATATGTACCAGACTTTTTTATTGCATATGCTGATCGAGGCGGCAAACAAAAAGTAGAACTTATAGAAGTTAAGCCTGCTAATCAAACACATAGAGAAAAATTAGGGCGTAGTAGAGCAAATCAAGCGGCTTGGATAGTCAATCAAGCCAAATGGGAAGCAGCATATGCGTATTGTAAGCAAAATAGCATACAATTCCGTATAGTTACAGAAGACGACATTTTTCACAACGGCCGGCGATGATCCGATAAATAAGTGTGTATATTAAAGGTACCACAACATGACTAAAAAATTAGAAGAACTGCTTAATCTACCAGAATCAAAAGATTTAGTAGATCAAGACAAGAAAAAGTCTAAGGCCGAAACAGCTATTGTAGAGCAAGAAGAAACTCTAAGAGATATTGCTGAGTTTGATAAGATTGCTAGTGCATTGCCTAGTGTTAAGGGTTTAGGCGAAAAAGCAGACGCAGAACTTAATGATATTGCACAACGTGCTCTACAAAGTTACGAAGATCTAATGGATTTAGGTATGAATGTTGAATCTAGATATGGCGGCAGAGTGTTTGAAGTTGCCGGTAGTATGTTAAAAACATCTTTAGATGCTAAAGTAGCTAAGATGGATAAGAAACTAAAGATGATTGAATTACAACTAAAGAAAGAAAAACTAGACAAAGATTCTTCGGGTAACGAAGGAGACATTGTAAATGGTGACGGATATGTTGTTACAGATCGCAATAGTTTACTTCAAAAATTGAAAAACATGGATAAATAGTTTATAACGGGAACAACATTATGAAAAAATTTACAGAATTCTTAACTGAGTCACAAAAAACATATAAATTCAAAGTGCGGGTAGCAGGCG